TATTTGATTCTGGTGCAGGAACAGTGAGATGGTTTGCATCTGCGGCATCGGCCATGGCTAAAAATGCAGCTCTCCAACTTTCCTTTACTTGATTAGCAGCAGTTGGAACCGGAAGATCTGCGCCGGCAACATAGCCAACATCCTCAGGTGCTTTTGTTCCGATAACGGTACCTGTTTGGTGCTGGCGAGCACGAATGATATCACTTCTCAAATTATTCCATTGGGCAACAGTTACTTTACTATTGGCGCCAACTTGTGAACTAGATAATGTTTGGCCGTAACCTTTAGTTCCAGATCCAGTGCCCATAACTAAAGCAATTTTTGATTGAATAACGTTATAGTCATTAGCAATAATTAACGTATTTTGTCCAGCCATTTTATATCCTTATTTTTGTCTCAGTTATTTATTTTTAAAGAATCAGACATTCGACTAGTTTGACATCTTCTGAAGTGTTTGATTCTAAAGCAATAGCAAATGTATCAGCGTTGTCGGTAGTAGAATTTGCATCAACAGAAGATTTAGCAGTACCGTCTGGTCCTGCTACCATTCTATCACCTTTATTAACCGATCCAACCACTTTAACTGGAACTCGCCCTTTAAGAGCAATGAATGTACCGCCTTCTAATTCTGCATTCATCATATAAGCTGGGTTAGCAGAAACTGCACCAACAGCTCTATCCCCTACTTGACATGCGGTAACTTCTTGTTCGCCGCCAATAGTAACAACTGTACCGGTTTCGTAAACCTGATCTGCTAGGTATTTTTCTGCTAAGTCAGCGTAATTAGCTGCTGTTGCAGTTCCTACAAAATAAGTTGCTTTTAACGCACCTGCGGTAATATTTACACCATTGATAACTTCTGTACTGTTTGTTCTAACTGCAATTGAACCTGAACTAGCACTAGCACTGGCGTTTCTATAATCGTCAGCTGCAACATATAGTGCATCAGATCTTGTTGCTGTTCCGCTAAATGTTACGGCATTAACTGTTTTAAATCTTAGTGCTCCTGATCCTAAATCAGTTTGGTTATCGGCACCTGGAAGAACATCTGCGCCAACTAATTGTAAAGGAGTTTTTGTAGCTGCACCCACAGTTGTTTGAAACTTAATTGTTTCATTCAACTGGTTCTGTATTACTGGGAAAGTTGTCAAGCCAGTAGTGTTATTAAATACACGCAAACGAGGTGTATCGCCAACAGTGAAACCAGCATCACTAAATGCAACTAAACTATTGAAAACTGCACTACCTTTTTGTACAAAGTTTTCTGCTAACACACCGCCTAATCTGTCTGAATTTGTAGCAGTTCCCCAGAATCTATGATTAGCATTAACTGTTTGACCTGGAAAAGAATCGTTGTTTGTGTAGGCAAGTGTAATACCTTGCTGAATTTTTGTAAATCCGTTTATAGAACTTGTAGTAGGATCAAGGGTGAAAGTAGCATCTGCACTAACTACAAAAATTGTATCACCATCAACTACGGCTTCAATAATTGCGTGGTTAGCATTTAGTGTATCTCGTACACTTCTAGAACGCATTTGTGTTGTTTGGCTACCAGCAACTCCTTGCGGCCCAACTAAAATATAGCTTGATCCATCCCAAGTATATAGTTGTTTATTTTGTGTATCCCACCAAAAATCACCAATTGTTAGTCCAGTAGGTGCAGTTGAGCCCAATTCTGCACCGCCCGTTGTACGGAATTTAGCGCCATCGTAAAATTTTAATTTACTGTTACCACTATCATACCACAGCTGACCTGGTATTGGCTTAGGTGGTTGATTGGTATTTGCAAAATTTTCAAGTAAAAACAAGAAATTCTCGTTTTGAACTTCACCGTAACCAGCATAGTTTTTACCAATCAGTTTAAGATCAGTAGTGCTGTCAATGGTGCCATCTGCAACTGTGGCTACGACTTGTCCGTTATATTTGTTAATGGTATATGGCATTTTCCGTTATTCCTTATTCCTTATATTTATGCTAGTTTGGGCTTATATTAAATGTCTGTTTGGAATGTCCATACTGGCCCAATAAGTTTGTACTCTTTGGAAATGCCCGTATCTAAACAATAAACTCTTAAAAATGTATCTTCTTCGTGGTCCGCTGGTGGGAAAATCTTAGATAAAATTGTTCCTGCCAATTGAGCTTCTGTTAACGAGCCAATGTTAACACTAAATCCTAAACTTGCTTGGCGTACTTTGTTATCAACATAATTTTTATTTGTTGCATCTGTGCCATCAGTTGGTGTGTCAACATCTGAAATTCTCTTAGAACTAACACTTACTACCCCAGAACCTTTTGGTGTTAAAGTAATATTGCCTGATGGAACGCTGGCGTTTACAAAGCTAATAGTGCTGTCATTAACGCTGATATTATCAACTTGTAGTTGATTTAATGTCCCTATAGAATTCAACCCTAGAGCACTAGTTACAGTTGTACCTAACGCAGTTTGTGAAAGTACTTCAAAAGAATTAATTTTATATACTTTTCCAGTTGCTAAGTCAAAGTTTTCACTAGAAGTCCAAGCAGCAGACGAAGATACCCAAGTTAATGTCTTATCTGTTGCACCTGCTAAACTAATTCCGCCGCCGTTAGCTGTTGTATCTGTTGGAGTATCAACTTTACCTAATTCTATCAGTAAATCCTCTATAGAAATATCTGTAGTATTAATAGTAGTTGTTGATCCTTCAACAGTTAAATTACCCCTAATTCTTGTATCTCCTGCAACATCAAGGGTTGCAGTAGGAGCTGCGGTGTATATTCCAACAAATTTGTTTTGTGCATTAATATAAAAACTTGGAAGTAACCCTTCACCGTTTAAACTTTGTATTGCAAAATTTTGGTTGGCAACATTAGAGTTGAACTGTAATGAATTACCAACAAACTGTACTTCGACGTTTTGATTTGTACCCAATACCAACGGTGTTGCGTTTAAGATTCTAATAGTTCCGTTAGAAATAGTAAACCCATCGGCTGGATCAACTTGAAGGAAACTTTGTGCATCTTTAAAACTACCATCTTCAGCTACTAATGCATCTGACTGGCTAGCAGGAACATTAAATTTAAGTCCTGTTAAGTTTGCTGCATTGAAACCAACTTTAATTTCTCCGCTAAAACCTGGAATTTCAGTTGCGGGTGTAAAAGCAGTAATAGAACTACTGAATATTCCTAATAATATTTGTCCGCAATATAAAAATAAAGTAGTGTGATTGATCTGATTTGTATCAATTACGTCAACTACGTTCCATCCTGACATGCCTTGCTGAGCGGTATAAATTGGACCTGCTAAAAAATTAGCAGTACCGTCATTGAAATACATGCGCTGCGTAGTTGTATCAATCCAGATATCGCCGCCAGATATTCCGCTTGGTACAGACGGACTTAAGATTGTTCCGCCAGTGACTTTAAATCCAGTACCGTCGTAGACTTTTAGTCTTGCTTCTGAGGCATCGTACCAAAGCTGTCCTTCTATGGGCCTTGACGGTTGCGTTGTGTTAGCAAAATTTTCAAGTAATTTAATAAAATTCTCGTTAAAAAGTTCCCCGTAACTGGAAGAATTTTTTCCTATTAGTGTAAGATCAGTAGTAAGTTGATCAATTGTACCATCTACTACTTCTGTTAACACAGTCCCGTCGGATTTATTAATAATATAACTCATTATAACTCACCAGTAAAAATAATGTAATTGATCGTTGCATATGGATTCATAGCATTGAACGGTTGCCCAATTGTAGGACTGATAACATTTCCGCTATTTCTTAATCCCGATCCAGTTCCAGATGCATCACCTAACCCTGGATCTGCTGCAGGATCTGCGCTGGCGCCTGGCAATCCAGCCACATAATATTGAGCAAAACCGCTATTTAAATTATGTTTGTGATCTGGCAAGTTACTAACATCTAATGTTTTGTATTCTCCAACATTTGTTCCTGACCCTAGTGTATCAGCAACGATATCTGTTACACGATTCGCACTGCCGCCGCCTGATGGAATTGGAACTGTTGGATCATCTTTAGCAGGAACTGTTCTAGGATTGCCTGTTAAAGGATCAATGTTCTGCATATTGTCCTTGCCTAGAGGAAATCTTCCTCTAAAATCTGGAAGAGCAAACGTTGCTTTTCCTATCAATAAACTTGGAGTTTTGTAAGTGTATCCAATTACAGCATACAAAGCAGAAAAGTCACCAATTAAAACTTCGCTGCCATCGCAGAATAAGTATCCTGCTGGCGGAGTTGATCCCGCAAAAGGAAAGATTGCGCCTACTGGAACAATTGGAATATTTTGAATTAGTGTTTGTTTAGATAACTTTCTTAATCCAGTACCTGCTCTATAAACTAATAATTCATCACTTAAAAAGCTGTCTAATGTTTCTGTTTTAGTTGCAATAACGTCTTGTGTTACTGTTGTAAAAAATCTCTGATACCCCGAAGGTGTAGTTCCTCCCTGTGGAAGTTGCCCGTCAAACACAACGTCGGATGTTGTTTCTAAATCGCCTCTAATTTGAAAACGTGTTGGACTAGCTAATTTTACAGCACTACCGCTAATGTTTCCAGATAGACTTCCTGAAAACGCACCGTTAAAGTTTCCTACGAAATTTTGAGCGTAGATATTTCTAAAACGTCTTGAACTGGTTCCTAAATCATACAAATCTGTAGCATCATCGCTTGCTGGTTGAATAACTACACCAGCTATTGGATCTCCGTTAGTATCTAAGTTATTAAA